GGGATAGGAACAGTTCGATCTTACTGTCATCTTTCAAAGTCATGCGGCTTCTGCCTTCTTGGTGGATTTCTGATTATTCTTCTCAAGCTCAGCCACTTTAGCTTCTAGTTTAGTTAGACGCTTACGGTCTTCAACAAAGCTCTCATTGACCTGTTTAATGATGTTCTCAATCTCAGTCTTAGTAAGCATAATCTTCTTATTTTGGCCTCGCGTGTACAGATATTAGAAAAACTATCTCCATTTAATGGCTCTGGTCTTCCATGCAACAGTCTAGCAGACTCGTATAACAACATATCTCCTTCTTTCAAATATACCTTGTGTGTGTTATTCAGGTGGTCTTCTATGAAGAGCGGCCAATCCTCAGTAACATTCTGCAATACATTTAGTATTACGCTTACTTGGTGTGTTTTTGGCCTATCTCTGTGCATATCCAAAGATGAGCCTTTTCTATAGTCCCTTATTCCATAAGTTGCTGTCATTTCTAATGGACGATCTACCCACATTTCTAGAATAGGGTGAAGTGCTGTATTGATTTGATTTTTAATGTAGTCATCTAGTTGCAATAGATAAGCAGGGGCGTCTTTACTCTCAGAATGAATAAAAGTTCCGATAGCTTCCGAAACTTCTGGTGTTTGTTTATTCCTATGAGCCTCCAGCCAGCCTTTTAATAAGCTATACAAAGAACTTGGTATCTTGCCCTTGGAAAACCCAACACTAGTGAAAATTGGTAGTTTTTTATGTTCTTCCTGCCTATATGGAGTTGTCAGCTTGCCCAAACTTCTGAACCACTTAGTTATAATAAACTTCTCGCCTGTAATTACAGGTTTTGCCCAGTGTTTAGTCAGGGGGTTAACAGACCCATTTGGATTTAAGTTATTCCAGATAACAGCCCTTCCCTTCTTTGGTTTAATGGAAAACCCTAAATCTATAAAGTCCGTTGTGCCACCTTCCTCAACATCATTTAAATAAGCCATGAAAGTCCAAGTTCTTTGGCCTTCTTCCTTAGCGTACTTTTCATATTCTTCTGTGTTAGGCTCAAAATAATCCGTGTGTGGCTTAAAGTCATTACCTGGAGAGTAATACTGGCCTTGTATTTCTTCTGAGCGTTCTGGTTCAAACCCTAGATAATTTGATATTTTTGCATCTAATCTACTTATTACTTCATTGTTTTTTTTATAAAAAGTCTTTGTTTTACTAGACCTAATCTGAAAATTAGGAGTATCAGTCATAGTAACCATAGATGGAGAATTAGACTTTCTTATTTCACCTATAAGATAAGAGCATTCATCATCTGTAAGAAAGTTGTCTATGTAATAGAAATTAGCACTACAGTGAATTTTTGTAGCCAGTGGCAAAACGATACTGTTAATTTCTTGATAATCTTGTTCTTGTAAGGTAATAGGCATAATCACCATTTAACCTTGTCTGCCCAGTACGCAGCAGACATCTTTCCCTTGGATATGTTCTGAGCGTGTCTGGCCTTAAAGGACTCTCGCCGCTTCCTGTAAGACTCAGACTCACCTTTCTTCTTAGGGCTACCACTAACGCCTTGCTGACCAAACCTGATGGTCTTTACTTGGTCGCCTTCCTTGGCAACCACTACATGACTCTTGGTAGGGTGGTTAGGAGTTCTTTTAGGCTTGTTATAACCTTCTACACCAGCACGTTCTAGGCGGGGGTCTTTAGGCATTGGGCGCTCCATTACGCTCTTTTACAGCAATCTCACGCTCTCTCAGCATGGTGTCTGCTAGTTGCAGACGGCGCTGGAAGTCAGCATTGCTGGGGTCATCAGGCATATTCTTAAGGGCAATCTCAAGAGGAAGGATACGGGTTTCTTCAACGTACTTAGCGGCCCTTGCCTGAGACTCAGCAGCCTGTCCTTCCAGAGCAGCCGCCTGAGAGCCTTTGAAGCGAAGATCAGCCTCCACAGCCATCTGCTGGGCCTGCTGTGCCTCTGGCGAGGGCTGAGCTGCCTGTTGCATAGCCGTCTTCAGTTCCTCACGGTTGGCTATGTTCATATTATCTATGATCGATTGGATCAAGACAGGGTACAACGGGGACTCAGCCGACATGGTTTGCAGCAATTGAACAAGCTGGGTGACTTCATACTCACGGGCTATGATGCCCAACGAAGATGTAGCTACAAACTTGTAATCAGCAACTGGGTAGCTCTCAGGATCAAACTGCATATAACGCCATGCAGCCTTCTCCACAAACGGAATAATGAATGATTCTTGGAAGTTAATCAGAGTGCGCTTGTGGCGCTTGATGATGGCACCAAGACTCATGGAGATGCCAGCAGCGGTAGAGTCCCCATTGATGGAGCCGGGGATACCAGCAGAGTCAATAGCGCCAGTAGCCATCTGGAGCATACGCTGGAGAGCCTCTGCCTGCACAAAGGTCACCTGATCGACGCCACCTAGCTTGATGGGTTCGATGATCTCAGAGGGCCTTCCAACAGTCAGAATGGTCTTACCAGGACGAACCTCTGTGTTCATGCCGCGAGGGAGTCTTGTGGAGTCAATACCCACCATCGGGTGAACCGTAAGCGCCAACACATCCTGACGCGCACGAAGTTCAGCATCCAGCGCCTTCTGACTGTTGTAGGCTTTCTCACAAATGCCCCGTCCCCAGAACTTACCAGGCACAATGTCCCAAGGAAACGCTACAACGGGCCTATCCTGCATCATATACGGGGTTTCTTCTGCCTTCAGAAGGTCACCACCGTTAGCCAGCACTACGATTGCTTCTACATAATATGATTTATCATCTTCAGAATCAGTCAAAACAACGACTTCACCGTCCTCTTGCTGTGCTTTTTTCAGCAAATGACGGGGCACCAAGCCATAATAGGTGGTTTTTTGAGTCTTATCAGTCTCTGGGACTGTAAGGGTCTTATCTTCTTCTAGGTCTAGGTCGGTTATAGCGTTCCGGATAGGGATTTTCTTGTAAACCCCCTTCTCTTGCATGAGTTCGATGCTGTGAGCAGGCACATATTCATCAATAGCTACACCCAAAGCCTCCTCAATGCTGCAAGCGGCGGGATCAATGAGGAAGTTCTGAGGCAGAATAGACCGCATCTTCACTACTGTGCGGTTCTGGATGTTGACACCAACAGCAGTAAGCTGTCCTCCGAGGACTGGTTCAGTGGCTGGTGCCATCTCCTTGACTTCTTCCAGCACTACTTCTGCAATACCAGTGCCAAACACAGCGGCATTGATGAGGGATTCTGCAATACTCTTGCGTATCTTCTGCTTCTTGAAGTCCTCATGCAGCTTACGCTTTAAGAATTCAATATCCTGCTTCTGTGCATCGACAAGATCATCGCTGATGTCGAACCAAACACCCCGGCCAAAGGTGGCTTCTTCCAGTTCCGCTACGGCAGACTCCACAGCCTGCTGCGTGGCAGGGCTAATGAGACGGCTACGCTCCGAGTCCCTGGTGCGATCTTCAGCAGCCCAGACGCCTCTCCAGATGCGGTAGTATTCGTCATGGCGGCGCTGGTAGTTATTCTCATAATGCTCGCGCCATTCCTCTACCTTCGTCATGACCCAGCCTTCCAGAGTCTCCTCTAGAGAGAAATCACCGGGTTCGGCATCTATGTAATCCATTAGTTTCTCCACAATCAATACCCCGAAATGCTGTCTAAAGGCTCGTAGTCAGTTTCTTCAAACTCATCAATCCCATAAGGGATAGTGGCTAACTGAGCCACATAAGACAAGGCATCTACTAAGTCATCATGTACCAAGTCATTCGGGAATTGAAACAACTGATCCAGAAGCTGTTCGTTCCATTCGCCCCTGTTTATCTTGACCCTGCTGTTCTCAAAACGTCCCTGTAAGGCCCAGACAATCCTGTCAATCTTCTTCTGGTTACCGTGTGTCAATTCTTTGACATTGAAGAAGGTGTTGTACTTGCGCATCATGTCGCACAAAGGCTCCATAACCGCCTGCCTTGCAATACCCTTCTCTATGCCTACCGCTACTGGCTTATAGTCCCTGACGGCTTGGAATATCTTCTCTACCGTCTGTCCTAGCTCCCAGCGTCCCCTGATGATGTTAGCTACCCACCACTCTCCTTGTGGTGTCACCTTCACTACGGCAATGGCAGACTCGTCCAGCTTTGCATTCTTAGTCTTTATCTTCCCTGCTTCTTTGAAGCCTGCAAGGTCGATGGCAATGTAGTAATCACCAGCGTCTGGTTCTTCCCCGTACCGTATCCAGTCTTCCTTGAATATCTCAGAGCCTAAGGATTCAAAAGAAGCCATGAACTCCTGACGGAAGGCATAGGAGGACATAGACCTCTTAGCAGCCTCTATCTCCTTAGGATCAATGGTCTCATTGTCATAGGAGGTAAAGTGCCAAGCCTTCCAATCTTCATCCTCTGAAAGCTCTGCATACTTGAACAGGTCATAGAAGTGATTACGACCCATCGGAGTACCAATGAACATGGCCTCCCCTTTCAAGTCAGCCAAGGCGGGTCTCAGAATCTGTTCCCATACATCCGGCCTGATGTCTGCATATTCATCAAGCACCAGGTAGAACAGAGAGACACCACGCATGGTCTCTGGCCTGTCAGCACCCTTCAGTCTTATCTTGATCCCATTGATGAGGGTAATCTCAAGATTATTGACATGGTGGCCTTTAATGACAGGGTGGCCCATCTCCAACAGCAACTGCCACATGATGTCACGGGCTTGGCCTTGGGTTGGGGCCACATAGAACACGGTGCCTGACTTAGCTTCCAAGCCCTTCACTAGGAGCTTGCTGGCGGCCAGCCTAGACTTACCACACCGACGCCCTGCCGCCACTATCTGGAACCTTGCAGGGTGCTTCCATACCTTCTGCTGCCAGTTAAGCAGCTTGATGTTTAGACTAGACACTAGAGGTTATACGGTGTCTTTTCAGTACGAGTAATGTCCATTGTAGCTATAGCGGTAAAGTCACTGGTATTTGATGTAGTAAATGATAAGTAATCACCTTCATGCATCACCAGTTTTTCGTTATCAGCACCAAAGTTATAAACTGAGCTAGATGACAAGGTACTTGTAGGATGGACTGTTATAGTAGTTCCGTTGTGCCAGTCCATACTAAAACTATGACTACCACCAGAACCATTAACTACCCTAATCATTTGAACAATAGCCATATAACCATCAGGCACTGTAAAAAGAGTGGTAGTGGTACCAGCAGGTAAGTCTTTACCTATTGATTGCAGCATGGTGTCCTACTGGTTAATAGATTACGGAATAACTTACTACCTTCTACCACATCCCTCTGAGCAGCCTCTACTACGTCTGCTATGGCCCTAAGGCCAATAAGGGAGACCCCCTTAGACCATCCTAACGTCAGTATATCCACCATCATATCTATTTTAGATTCGGCAGAGTCTTCTACACCTTTCGCTTCGAGATAGTCCCAATAGATGTTTACCATCTGCTTTCTAGAGCAGCTAGGACACCTACGGGGGTCATAACCATCAGCTATCGTTGCAAGCACCATTTCAATCAACGGTTCAGACAACACAGCTTCTCTTTCAATATATTCTCTAGGAGTCTTCTTCCTGGCCTTCTTCGTAGTCACCTTCGATGACCTCTCCGTCAATAGAGGCAGAAGTGCCAATACCAGTAATGTTGATAGTAACAGATGGTTTGGTATTAGAACCCTTCTCAAACTCTGCCAAGGGCACCATCCTATCCATCAGAATCTTCCAAGCCGCTGCTTGATTCTTATGGTCATCATCCAAAGCAGCATTCAAGATAGCTTCGATGACCTTAACAGACTTAGGAGATGTCAGTATCCTAGCCTTGAACTCTGCCATCGCAGCAGCCTCACCAGGAGGCCTACCACGCTTGGCGAGCTTGCCGGGGGTGTTCTTGGCTAGCTCAGACTTAGGAGGTCTACCCTTCCTCTTGGGTGCTTCTTCTGGGACACCAGATTCACTCACTTCTTACTCTTTTTCTTAGGCTTTGTATGATACAAGAACTTACTACTAGCAGTGTGTGTCTTTCCTGACATCAAGCGACCCTTAGCATCTTTGTGGGTCAAGCCCTTGTACTCAGTACCATCTTCAAAGTAATGCTTAACACCAGCAGCCATTAGTAGGACACCTGTTTCTTAGCCTTCTTCTTAGGTTTCTTAGCAGTCTTCTTAGCCTTCTCAAAAGCCTCTTCAGA